TTAAAATTACCTTGTTCATCTTTTATTGGCAGTAGTGTTGAGTTTTTTGACCAGTCAGCAACATATCTTCTGATAGCTTCTCTTTCCTCATCAGTTACATCGTAGATAGCTTGGAAAGCTTTTTGTGTTGCGTATGGTACAGCTGCAACTGTAGCACCAAAGCCAAATAATCTTGTGTATCCGATAGTCTCAAAAGGTTTTACCACCGTGCCATCAGCAAGTGTAAATGTTTCGTTTATCTCTCTAAGACCACGTCTTACAATATTTGTGCCTGTTCTAACTATTTCTGCAGGGAATGATACAAAGTTTCCAATAGGTAGTTTTCTTAATGACTTAACAAAATCAGATACATAGTCGTAGTTTGGTATATTATTTCTTACAATGTCGGCTGCTTCTTCTTTGAAGAACTGGTCGTCAATAGTTATGTCTACACCGTTTCTTTTTATTACGTCACCTCTTTTGATACCTTTGGCTAGCATGTTAGATTCTAATCTAGATTTTTCCATGGCCCATGATGCTATCTTCCAGAAGTCATCTTCAGCTGTGTATAGATCTTGTGATACAGATTTTAATTTTGATAATGGTTTAAGTAACATTCTAAGACCTTTGTCTGATGTCATAGTCTCACCAAAGTTTACATCCTCAAGCAGCCTGGTTAGATCTCCTAATCTTACGTTAGAGTTTACAACACCTAGTTTTAATAACTCTTCGTATAGATCATTCTGTTGTCTTGTGCCTTTTAATGGTGTCTGTAGTGCTTGATATGCTTGTTTAATTGCAGCAGCGTCAGGTATAATACCGTTTGCCGTAGCAAATGCACCGGCAGATACAAAGTTTCTAACGTGTGTTACCGGAGATAAAATTGTTTTTGCTATTTGTGATAGACCTTTTGGATATAATATAAGACTCTGATATAGTTGACCTAACATACCTGCTTTGTCAAAAGCAAGTGATGTGCCCTCTAATGCTTTGGCCATACCTGGTGTGGTATATAATTCATTAAGAGGATTTATAGATCCACCTTTGGCTGCAACGTCTAAAGATCTAGCTTGGTCTATTCTTATCTGTTCAAAGTCATCTCCAAATATTAATCTTGCTTCATCGTTTGATTTTGCAAACATAGGTTTTTTACCAGCAGCTATAAGCTCATCATTTTTTCTAATAAGATCTTGAAAGAAAAGATTTCTTCTTGTGATCATAGATAGTTTAGCTGTGCCACCTAGTATAGTTTGCATAGGATTATTTTGTTTACCTAAAAGTTTTTCAAATACTTTTCTGTCGGCTTCTTTGATTGCACCTGCAGATATTAATGCAGATCCTCTGTCTGTTACAACTTCATCTAGTGTAGTTCTGTTCACAAAAAAATCTGGTACCGAAAATATAGCATCAGATGGTTTATCCATTCTAATACCTTTTGGTAGTCTTGCAGTTTTTAATACTCTGGTTACAGCTTGCTCTGCCTGTAAATCTGTAAGTTCTTCACCTGCTTCTCTTGCACTAGATTTAAATACTTCTTTAGCTTCTTCTATTGCTTCTGCACTTGGCTTGTATCTTGCCCATGGAAAGATACTTTGGTTTTGAAATATATCATACGTAGATCCAAGATAATTTTTAAATTTATTACCAAATAATTTTTTAAATTCTTGTATTTCGTTTTTACCTAATGATCTTCCTAGTTTAGAAAATAAGTCTGCCCATCTAGTTCTTATTGCAGATAAACCACCAAGTATATCTGTAACAACTTCATCCTCTACTTTTAAATCTTTTAATTTTTTAACTAATGCAGCTTTCTTTGTTTCATCTAGTTTACCAAACTGTGCAACACCAAGATCGTCTAATTTAGGATCACCAGATAATAATAAATCGTTTATTTCGTTTAATAATTTTTGTCTATCTTTTGCAGCAGCCTGATTAAACACAGTTCTTGCTGGTGGAAATACTTTGTCTATTGCTTGATCTAGTTCTCTCGATATGTTTCTTGCACCTGCAGCATCTGCAGCTCTCTCACCAATAGAAGTTCTCTCAAGATCAAAAAACTCTTGAGTCTTACCGCTTCGTGCCCTAAACCCCGATGCAATTCTATCTATAAATCTATCTAGTTTAGAATTTGCTACATCTAGTTGTTTGTTTCTGTTTGTTAGTTTCTTAACTAGTGTCCCTGTACCACCTATAACTCCAGTAAATAATGCACCTTCAAAACCAAACTTAACTCTGTTTAATAATTCTCTTGTTGCATCATCGTCTGTAGATCTATCAACTGCTGTTGGTCCACCAATAAGATCACCAAATGTACCAACTTTCTCCACATCACCTACAAATACACCTTCTGCTAAACCACCACCTAATGCACCTGCAATAAATTTATTTGTCTTACCACGAGTGTTTAATTCTATAGCCTGATCCATACCTTTCTTTAAATTTGGATTAGACAGCTTTACATATTTACCATTTCGTGCAGCTTTCATAGCATCACCTGCCATTCTAGATGCAACTTTAAAACCTATACCCCCTGGTATACCAATGTTTACTAACGCTTCTGTTATTCTACCTGCAGCTGTTGCTTCTGCTTTTTCATCAAACTCTGTAAGATCATCAAAGTATTGTTCTACTCTTGCAGCTGCACCACTATCAACACCAAGATCTAAAAGTGTTGCACCCAAAGAAAAGAAACCTTTTGGTATTGCAATAAGACCTGATACAACACCAGATAACACTGATTCTATTGTACTAATTTTATTATTGTTTGATTTACCGTAAAATACGTCTTCAATTGAAGCCATTTAATCCTCCTATACTACGAAGGCTACTTCATTACCTTTTTTCTCAACAAGTCTTGCACCGATAACATATCTACCATCGTCTAGACCTGCACCTTTTGCAATCATGAAATCTATTTCATCTGCAGCAGGATTATCTTTTTTGAAATTGTTAAATAATTTATCTTGTAATACACCATCGTATTGAACACCATCTGCTCTTAATATTGCTGCTGTTTGAGAACCACTTATAACTCCGTCTTTGGCTATTACTGCAGCTATCTGACCAGAAGCAGTCGCTTGTTTTTCTGCTCTATCAAGAGCTTTAATTCTAGCTTTTTTAAGATCTCTATCTATAGAGTCCGCAGATGCCACATCTTTTTGTATTTCACCTTTTAATATTGCAGCATCTATTTGTCGTTTAATATCAGCAGATTTATCTAAGTTTTTAGATATAGCATTTATAATTTGAGATTGTAAATTACCTGATCTAATAGCACCTTTTAGATCTCCACCTTGTTCTTGAACAATTCTACTTGCATCTATTAATGAATCATATGCAGCGTCTTTTTTCATTTTGTCTAGACCCATAAGTTCGTAGTATCTTTTTTTAGTTTTTTCTATTCTAGCGTCATCAATTTCTTTTTTCTTTTTTGGATCATCAACAACACTGCCGCCCGTTGTGCCTTCTCCTGCTCCTACCTCATCAACTCTTTTTAATTCAGTTGTATCACCTTCTTTTTTCTCAGGCATCTTATCTCTAAACGGATCAAATCTTTCGCCTGGTACTAAAAAGTTTGCAACTCCTTTAGCAGCTTCTATTGCAAGAGGTCCACCACCTGTGACTGCACTAGTTGCTAAACTTGGTGTTGATAAAGTTAAAAAGGGATTTTGTTTTGCAAAAGAACCTATTCTAAAACCAATACTTTCTGGACGAGTGGCCATAGGTAAACTCATACCACGTCTAATAGTTGCTAGATCTTTTGCTCTACGCATAAAACCTAGTTTACCTGGAGTAGCACCAAATGCTCTTGCTGCTTTAAAACCTCTTAAAGCTGCTGGACCTGCAATTCTAAGAGCTTGTAAACCTGCAGGAATTAAACCTAACAAAGGTAATGCATAACCTTGACGACCGCTAGAATCTGTGGGTGCAAGTGGACTACCAACTGTATTAACAGCTTGTGGCTCTTGCATACCATCCATGATACCCTCTTTGATAGGGCCACCCATTTTAAACATTGGTCTATTTAATGGTCTCATATCTTACCTAAATTTACCGAACAATCCGCCGATACCTAATGCTGTGCTTAAAGCTGTTGAGAATGGACTAGGAGTTGCAGGTGCTTGGAATTGTGGTCCTCCCACACCTCCAGCAAGACCTGTAATTCCTGCTCCAAATCTATCTAATCTAGTAAATGGTTCAAAGGCTGCTGTCTGTGCTGCCTGTTGATCGGCTGCTAATTGTGATTGAGTTAATCCTTGTCTAAATGCACCAAGTTGACCTAAATTAGCTACATCTCCAGCTAAATTTTGTCTTTGAAAATTAGACAAACCTAATAGACCTGAAGCTATTCCAGATTGATTAGCAAAATCTTGTTGTCTTCTTGCTACTGCATCTGCAAAACCTTGTGCTCTTAATTGTGCTTCAAGTCCTGCTCTACCTAACGCAGTGTCAGCTAAGAACTGACCCTCTAATGCACCCTGTCTGCCACCGCCAAAAGCACCAGATGTAAATGCATCGTCTGCAATTTGTTGTAAACCAGTTGCTCGTGATCTATCAAACTGTCTTAATGTTTCATCAATAACTTGTTGTTGAAATGGTGATGTAAAAGCTGCAATTGATCCAGCCCCGGTCCCTGCTCCTGTTCCCGCTAACCCTGCTTGTGTCTGCAAAACATTTTGTGCTTGCTGTAAAAATGGTTGAAAAGAACCAATACCCTGTGTTGCTAAATTAATTGCTTGTGTTTGTAATGGGTCCTCGCCTGCAACAAATTGACGACCTGTAAACTGACCTGTATCTATAGGTACAGCTGTTTGTGCCGTTAACTGTTTGGCAAAATCTTTTCCTGCTTCTTGTAAATAATCTGGTAACGCCATTATACTATTCTACTCTCCAACATTTGTGCTTGATCGAACATTGCTTGTGCAGGATTTTCTTTACCCTGAGACTCTTCAGATATCATACCACCTGCTTCTAAGTTGTCCATCATATTTTGCATAACTTCTGCACCTTTATCAATATCTCCCCCACCTGCATTCCTTACAGCGTCTGCTGTAAATACAAATTCATTTTTGCTAAGTCTAGCAGGTACATCGTCAGCTCTCTCTTCTTTACCTATTGGTACAAAACCACCTTCTCTATAGTCTTTTTCCATACCACCTAGATCCATGATACCGCCTTCTTTAGCGTCTGTAATACCTTTTGATATATTAAATTCTTCTCTTAACATTTCCATCTCATCCGCAGTTAATTCTTTTAATGGTTTTTGAAACATATCCATAGCCATTTTTTTTAATACCTCTGATTTAAAACCTTCACCTAGTACTCGTTTGCCCTGATCATATCCTTCTCTTGGTATGTCAGCTAATCCACCACCAGCAGCAAAGAAAGATGGTTGTACAAATCTTTGTTGTGGCATAAAGAATAAACCAGAGTCTGCACGAGATGCAGGGTTTCTATAAAAGTCCCTAGCTTGATCTCTAATGTTAGCTACCAGTGGCTGTATACCTGTAACATCTACACCCTCATCTATCTCCTCTTCATCACCACCCATTAAGAATGGTGCAGCTAATGCTGTAGCACCTAATCCTGTAAGCGCAGCTCTACCTAAGCTAAAATTACCTTCTGCATCTCTAACTAATGGTGAAAGAAATCTACCTTTATCAAACAATCCTCTAGCGGCGCTAAATATGCCACCATCACCCATAAATCTACCACTTAAAAAACCTGTAGGACTTCTACCAAATAATTTTGCAATACCTGGACCACCAAATTTAAGAGCAGCTGCTCCTAAAGCAATCTTACCTAATGGTGATTTGACAACTTTTTTTACAGCTTTTTTAGCTTTTCTTACAAGTTTACCTAAAAAATAACCTTGTCTTGGCTCGTCTAGTGTCATGATACCTCCACCAGCTCGTAATTGTCTTTCCATCATACTTCTTGAAATTGCCATAGTTTATCCTTTTTATCGCCTTTTTTTCATATAATCAATACTTCTATCCTATTAAACTATATGCGTTTTTTGGTAAAGAAAGAGGAGTTCCTTTTTCTAGATTTTGTTGTATATCTCGTTTCATTAAATCTATCATTTGAGGATTTTTAATACCTAAATTTTCATATCCAGAATACATATTTTTAAGTGTTCTATCTAATTTAGTACCTGCATTAAAAGCCATTAAATCATTTGATGGATATCCTACATCTATACCTTCTATTCCTGTATTCGTTATACCACCCATATTGCTTCCCGGATAATTAGTTCCAGTAATAGGATCTTCTTCATCTTCAAAGATACCAAGTGATTCAATACCACCAAAAAATGGGTTGATGCTAACGTTAGGTATAGTTCTTCCGTATCCTCTCATTTTATCTATAAACTCTTCTAATGTATTCGACGATTGAAAGTTTTGAAATGTTTCAGGGACTTTGTCTCTCATAAAATTAACACCTCTAAACGCTAGTCCTAATGCAGGATTTACTAAACTTAATATGCCACCTAATACTGTAGATCCTATACCTCTCTTAAAACCTTGTGAGGTATCTCCTGCAACATTTAAATCTCTGTAACCACCACCAAAACCAAATAAACCTGGTTCTTTATATGCTTGTTGAAAAGTATCTACCTGTGGGTTTAAAACCTCTTTTGTAAATTGAGTAAATTTATTGCCGGCATCTCCACCTGGGCCTCTATCAACAGGACCGCTTTTTGCTGCTCCTGGAGCAGTGTCTTTTCTACCACCTTGATAACCACCAGCACCACGATAACCTGGTCGTTTTTTACCTTTTTTCTTTTTTACTAATTGCATTATGCTCATTTAGTTTCTCCAAATAAATCAAGGCTTGGCATTACTACCTTAACATCTCTTCTAATATCTTCTTGAGGAATTCCTTTTACTTTCCATTCCTCGTCATTTTTATATATCTCACCTGTTTTAATATTACTAATAGTTTCTATTATTTCTTTTGGTTTTATGACTGGTATATCTTTCATTATGTTGTTACCTCTCTTGGCTGTATTTCTAATATAGAAGCTATGACATGCAACTCGTTCGCGTCAGCAGCCTGTACTTTAAGCACTTCGCTCTCTTCCATTACAAGTGGATTAGTCAAAAGCTCTGTTGTGGTAATTGTTGCTATAGTCTTTGTTTTAAATAAACTAAATATATTGCCACTAGAATCTACTAAAGTAACATCTATATTACAACCAGATCCAGAGTCATTAGAAACTAATATAGATTTTACCACAGCAGTTTTAGCACTTGGCACAGTGTACAAAGTAGTTAGGTCCGTTGTGGTTAGATCTGCTTTTTTATTTATAAAACTATTTGCCATTAATTTAAAAAGAAGTTTTGAGCTTCTACCTCATCTTTTAACTCTTGCTGATATGTAGTATTTAATTTTTGTATAACACCATCTAAATCTCTAGTTTGAGCTTCTGCAACGGTATAATCATATTCTTGAGTAGGTCTTGTTAATACTTGCACTATTTTTGCCATTATTTTTTCTTAACTCCTTTAATTTTTTTCTTATTTAATGTTGCATAAAAAACCTGTTCACCACGTTTTGCACCATATTGTTTTTTCATAGACTTCATTATTTTTTTACCTTTTTTATTTAATGGCATTATCTTCTCCCGTCTGGTTGTACATCTAATCTAAAAGTGCCTAGCTTCCAACTTTGACTAGCTGCTGTGTTTTCTATTTTTAATGAAATAGCTCTTGCTCTTGCACGCGTGTCTACTTTAGTTGTTGAAGAGGTAATATCAAATGGTCCAAGAGGTGAGCTAGCTGCTGTGTCATTAGGATAATTTTTTAATTCTAATGTAACTCTAGTTGTTCCTGTTTGTGATACAAAATCTGGAACAAACCTTCTTATCTTCATTATATGTTCACCATCTCCTCTAAAATCTGCAACACCACCAGCACCCCTCATAACTCTTTGTGTAATATCATAATCACCTGAAGATATGTTTGCTAGGACTGCTGTTATAGTACCGTTTTTGTTTTGATCGGTCCCTGTTTCATGTTCATAATATGCTGTTCTACCTTCTGTATTTCCTACGACATCAAAAGATGAATCATTACCTGCTGTGTATTCTAATGCATGAGGTTTACCAAATACTGCAGAATCACGCCACATAGTTCTAGCGAGTGATCCAACAGTCCATACTGGTCTTTGTGGTGATGAGTCAAAATAATTATATGTAACCATTCTATTTACAACGGAAGAATTTGATTGTGGATAATACCATGTTACCTCACCAAATAGATTATTTAATCCTGCTGACACCATTTGATTACCAGAATTTAAATTTATATCGTCATAAACAAAATCCTCTACAAGACATTTTAAAGATTCTAATTTACCACCATATCTAAAAAAACCATTTTCAGACATCCAGTAAGCAGCACCATCAACTTCTACACATGCGTTCTGTCCAACAAGTCCACAGTTAGTTCCAACCTGTGAAAAGGCAAACGTAAATGGTTGACCAACAAAACGTTGTGTAAATAATGCTGTGTCAGTCCAAACAAGAATCGCATCTCTACCTCTAATAGCACCTCTAATTTGTGATCCGTCAGCTAGTCTTTGTGTACCAGCTGTATTAGTTGCTGTTGGTGTATAAACATTAATATTCTCTTGGTCAGAGAATCTTATAAACATATCATCTTGAGTTGCTTTATTTCCAATAGTTGTCTCTGTTCCAAAAAATACTAAGTGACGATCGGGTGTTGATACAACCATGTGTCTAGATGCAGTTGGTGCTCCACTTATAATTGTGCATCTTGTATCTGTTGCATTTGACAAAGAAGAATCCCATTCAAATACTTCAGCATCATGAATAAGACAAATTGCTTTATCACCAAAATTATCTATAGACCACATACCTGGTTCTAAAACTAAGTCACCAGATGCAGCTTCACCCCATGCAACATAGTCAGTTGAATTAGTTACAGTTGCTCCATCACTATGAGCCGATCTTGTAGAATTTCTAACAGCTCTTGTTATTCCAGTTAAGTTATTTCCAGAAACACCTGTGTAAGATATTTCTTCGTTACCTACCTGAATAAAATTAGTTCCAGAACTTGGAAATTGTGTAGCGTCAGTCAAAGTAATCGATGTCCCAGATCCACCTGTCCCGGCTGTATCATCTAACAGTGCTCCGTTTAAAGTTGTAGTTACTGCATTAGAAGCCTCTCCACTCCAAGACCCAAGACCCCAACCAAAACCTTTTTCTTGAACAGCAGATCCAACAGTAAAATAATGTTGCACTCTAATTCCTCCAGACGTGGTTGCACCAGAACCTGTTTCATTTGAAGGCATTGTAATTGTTAGCGTATTTGTTGTAGGAACAGAAGTTACCATAAATTTTTTATTATTAAAATCAGAGGCACCAAAGTTAGATCCTGTAATAGTAGTAAAGTTATCTAATAAAATTATATCTTGAGGTTCAACACCGTGACCTGTTGCAAAAGTTATTGTAACAGTTGGTGATCCGTTAGTTGTTGTAAATGCGTTTGTAAGTGTTGTTGTAGATTTAATAGGGTGTATGTCATAAAACACACCTCCAGAAAAAGCATACAATATTCGATTTGTCCCAATAATAGCGTATCTTCTACCTAAGCTATTAACAAAATGATGGAGGCCACGTCCTGCCCCTGTCAGCTCATTTTCATTAACGTTACCTAATTGATTCCACCCACCTATTTTCTCTGGAATACCGTAACGAAATCTAACATTATCACAATCTACCCATTGCCCCTCAGCACCGGTTTCTGTAATTTGTTTATTAATACCTGGTAGAAAACCTATCTTTTGTAGCATAATTTCAACACTATATAGAGTTTTTACTTAATTTCTATTATTATTTTATAACGATATCAAGAGATATATTCAGAGTACTGCCCCGCAGCATAGTGTAAATTAAAGACTATCGCGTGTTTAGGAGTATTTTCTAGATTAGGTCTAGTTTCATGTCTCAATAAACTGTCCCAAAATAATATTCTTCCAGGCTCTGGCTTAACATAAACTTTAAGTTCAGGGAAAAATAATTTTTGATTACTACTGCTTAAATAAATTATACCTGAGACATCTGCTTGTCCATGTCTATGATTCGCGGTCCAGTCTCCGCGATCAAGTCTAATACCATATGCATCTGAAAAAATATGTTCTGGATTTAATAAATCAGTAAATGAGGATAAATAATTTTTACTAGCTGCTATCATACTTTTAAAATTAGGATCTTCTAAAAATATATTTGTTGTTCTTTTTCCTTTAACATTACTATTATAACTCCATCGCTTATCTTTGTTTAAAGATCTATCAATGGCTTTTATAAATTCTTTACCGTTAAAATTATCAAAATCAAAACCATATAGGCAAGTTGATCTTTTTATTTGTTTTTCAATTCTTAATGCAAATTTCATAGTATTTTAAAATTAGCTGAAACAGATATTCTTTCTCCTTTGCTTTTAAAAGGTGATACATAATGTTTTAAATTATATGGAAATACAAAAAAATCACCCTTAACAGGTAAAAAAGATTTTTCATCCACTGTATAATCTCTGCTATCTCCATAAGTAAAAACTACAGATCCAGGTCCTGCAGATCTACCTTTATATTTTTTATTTTCTTTTTTTAATCCAGACGGTATTTGTAAATACAAAACAGTAGATAGTTGACAGTTAGTATGTACATGAGGCGGGTTTGATTCACCGCTTTTCATATAGTTCACCCACGCTGAATTGCATTGTAGTTTTGATAGATTAGTATTGTACCAAGAATCAAAAGCTGTTTTAAAAGGTTGAAAGTATGGTGAAAGAATTTGTGCATATTTTTTTTCGTCTATTATATATTCATTATCAATAATTCCTGCTAAAGAATCTCTAGCATCTTTATTTTTTTTACTACAAAGTTTTTTTACTTTATTTACATCTTCGTTGTTTAGTGTTGTTTTACACAACAAAGGGCCAAACATATGTTGTTCACAAGTTATCATGAATAATTAAAGTTGATTACTATCCTTCTATCTGTATCTGTTGCAGTTACTGCAGCATGATATGTTTTTGTATCTATAATTAACAATTTATTTTCCTCTACTTTTATTTTAGTTTTATCTTTTAGTAAAGTATAACCATTGTTTTTATTTATATAAAATATAGCTGTATTGCAAAAATAATCTTTGTCGACATGAAACTCAGATTGTATATGCTGTTTAGTTTTAAATAATAAATTAGCCCGTATCTCATCTATTACTCGAACACTAAGTTTTTTAATTATAGGTTTGATAATTAAATCATAGTAAATAGAATTTTTTCTGTTGTTGTGATAAAAATTATGGCTCATAAAAAAACCATCTGTTTTACCAGATGTTTGAGACTCGTGAAAAAACCATGGAAAAGTATTAGATAGCATTAACTCTTTAATTTTATTAAATGTTTTTTTATCGAGAAAATTTTTTATTTGTTTATATTTATATTCCATTCTAAAGCATCGATTATATCGTCAAGATTAATTTCTTTTAATTTATGTGTAATAATAAAATTATGTAACTCAGCTGCTTCGACAATAATCCACTTATCAAGTTGTTCAAAAACAATTTTATTTGCTTTAGATTTAGTGGTTATTGGTTTAACATCTCTACCCATAGTATCTATGTCATATGGTCTAAGATCATATTTTAATTTTTGATTTAATCTATTTTTTAATATACCTGATACGTCCCAAAGTTCTTTCTCTTTTTGTTTTTTTGTAGCATGTTTAACTTTAGTTAAATGTTTTTTTATAAAATCTTTCATTTTAGCACGTACCATGATGGTATTGTATACCTTTTTCCTTTTAAAATTTTTTTAACTCCGTGTGCATATTCTTTTCCACTTGGAAATATCATACAACTTAAAGGTTTTAGTTTATATTTTTTCTCTTTGTTATTCTCTATGAAGAATAACTCTCCGCCTTCGTAATCATCATTCAAATAAATTAAAGAGGAGAAGTGAAATAAATCTCCATGCTCATCGTTGCGATCTACATGTAAGGGCATGCTGTGTCCTTTGCTCCATCGGCACATCCTCATTTTTCGAAATAGGTGAGTGCGAGCTTTAAAATAGTGATCTATAAACATTTCATTTTTACAAGCGTAATAGAGCAATATGTTTTTCATATTAACATTTGGGATAGCTGAGAAATGAAGATTTCTATCTTTATGAGACTCCCTACCATCATTGCAAAGATGATCATATTGATCAAAATAATTTATTAACAGTTTAGCATCGTTAGGATGTACAAAATCTTCAATTATATATTTCATTCTTTAGAATTATAGTTTATACTTATTATTATACATTTTGTCTAGCCATCTCTTTCGGTACTGCTTGTATATTCCAATGTATAAATCTAAATGGTTTAATACCAAAGTCTACTGCATACTCGTGTTCTAGATATCCTGGAAAAATAATTAATGTTCCTGGTTTTGGTGTAATATGAAATTGTTCATGACCAGGCCATACACCCTTTAAATCTGGTTTCATTTTTAATTTTGTGCATCTTGCACCGGTCTTTGGTTCGTGAAATATAGGATAAGAAGTTTTATCGCTGCATTTTAAAAAATAAAATCCTGATACATGTTGATTCCAATGTATGTGTGCTGAATGATGGCCACCACCTTTTTTAGAAAATTCTTGTACCCACATTTCAGAAAACATAGTTGTATATTGTGACATGTCATAACCTTGCTGATCTAAATACTCCCAAGATTTTTGACCAACATAATTTCTAAAATTTAAAAAATTATTATCAACCGTTAGTGGTGTTGAGTGATACACTTTTCCAAAATCGCCATATTTTTTTATGTGGTCTTTTTCTTTTTTACGAGCATTAATAATATATTTATCACTTGCTTTATTTAAAGATTTAACAAACTCTGGCTTTTCTTCACTCCAAACAATTGTAGAAAAATAAGTGCTAACAAACATTATTTATTAACTCGTTGAAATGGAAACCCTAAATGAGGTCTATTATCAAATAAGTTTTTATCCCATCCCTTAGTGTCTTTATTATTATAATGTAAAAATACTTGTCCACACATGTAACCAGTAAAAGGTTCTCTCCAGTGTGGAAGAACACTTCCAGAGTATAATAAAGCATCTCCTGGATTTAAACTAATTTTTATTTTCTTTTTATTAGTGTCCTGTAAAAATATGGGCCACATATCGCCTCCCAAATTTAAAGTTCCAGAAATTTCACAACTAAATCTATCTTTATGTTTTTTTAATATGTCTCCATTTTTATATAATCTAGTGTATGAATAAGTTGGAGATAATTTTAATTTAGTTTTTTTCTCTAAAATTTCATTTGTAACAGCTAACAATGTCTCCATTGCAATATCAGAGTAACAAGAATATGTCCCTGGTGCCTGTTCATCTCCATCAAAACCTAATAACTTATTATCAATTCCTACTCTTTTTAAAGAATAAAAAGTTTGTTTTTTCATTCTAAGATAGTTAAACAAAAACTCAGCCAACTCCTGAGAGATTATTTTTCGACACACTTGATATTTATTTTTCTTAAACATACGGTGGTCCTATTGTCCACATCACTATACTATAACGAGTGCCTTTCGTAACAGGTGTAACGCGATGCCATACAAATGCAGGAAAGAAAATAATAGAGCCTTGTCCTAAATTACATTGTTTTAAATTTACTTTATTTTTAGATAAAGGTGTTCTATGCTTATTAGAATAACCTATTTCTAGATCCCCACCTTCATATTCACTAGGATCATTTAATAATACGCTACAAGATATTTTTCTTATCTTCCCTTCAAACTGTGGGTTTTTATGGTTTGTGTAAGGGTCACAAAACATATCTATGTGCCAATCATAGTATTGCCCTTTTCCGTATTTAGTGAATTGAAGCTGCTCAGACCAATCAACGTTAAAATTCCAACCTGCATTTTTATTTGCTAAGTCAAGATAACGATTTAATGTGTCATAAACTTCTTTAACATTTATAAAACGTATATTAGAGTTTCTCTGTTTTTTACTTTCACTAGCTGAAATTTTTGAACCATCGCCACCAACTTTACCTTTTTTCCTCATATTCTTTGTATGTTTTTTAATTAAATTATTACACCACTCTTTATCTAAAGCATTTTTAAAAAACCATACGTTATGTTTTAAATCCATTATTTGTAAACCTTTTGTATATCTGGGAAATAGATACAGTCTATATCTGATTTATTAAAAGTTTCAATCGCGTCTTCTGGAGTTTCAACCAGTGTCTCTCCAGCTAAATTAAAAGATGTATTCATTAATATTGGAATTCCTGTTTTTTTATTAAATAGTTTTAATATTTTATATAACACAGGATTTTGTTTTTCATTAACTGTTTGTATTCTACAGGTATTATCTACATGTATGACTCCAGGTATTTTTTCTGCAACACCTTTTAATGCTTTAACAGCATATAACATGTACGGAGAACTTTTCATGCCTGCCATATCAAACCATTTATCTGCCTCCTCTTCTAAAATTGAAGCACCAAAGGGTCTAAACCATTCTCGATTTTTAACCTTGTTCATTATATCTTTACCATTTTTAATTCTTGGGTCTAACAACAAAGACCTGTTCCCTAAAGCTCTAGGCCCTGCTTCAGCTCTACCTTGATATAAACCAACAATTTTTTTATTAATTAAATATTCAATTACAGTTTCTATTTTATCATTACCTTTTTTTATATTGTAAACAGGTTCAGGTCCTAAATAAATATTATCAAAATTATTTCTTGTTCCACAATATTTAGCGTAGGTTATTGCAGCTCCAATACTATTGCCCTCATCACCACATAGAGGATCAACATAAAGGTTAATATCACTAGGTAATGATTTTCTAAGCACATAATTAAAAACTACATTAAGTCCACACCCACCTGTTATAATTACATTTTTGGTATTGTGTATAAATCTTCTTAAAACATTTACTATTTGTAACTCAAATTGTTTTTGACTCTCATAAGCTATGTCATAGTGTATTTGTTTATAGCCTAATTTTTTGTGGTAATATAACTCTGGGTATTCTTCAACATTTACTGAAAAATTAATATGTTCATCATTTTTATCTTTATAAACAAACAAATCATCTTTTGATAAAATGTTTTCAATTTTTTTGTTAGGCTTACCGTAAGCCTGTAGTCCCATTAGTTTTCCCTCATCATTTGGTTTAAAGCCTAAATGACTAGTCATTCTACTATAAAAAGCACCTGACACAGGTCTGTGATCTACATCAAAATCTTGAAAGTATCTAAGTGTAATTGCATCTCTTATAAAATCAAAACCATAAATTTCATTTGCTCTTACCTTTGCTTTGTGTCCCTCTCTAGTGGTCTGTAATCTTTTGTAAAAACAGTCAAGACCGTGTTCTAGGCTGCCAAAATACACAGAGATAGTTTCATGTCCCTGCTTACCATTATCTAAAATATAATTAGAACCTCTGCCATCAGCAACTATTATTAAAGCTTTATCCATGTTAGAAGAGTATAAAGCTTTTACTGCATGAACTAAATGATGTGACTTATAAAAATGAAATGCATTGTCATAAACAGAATCGATTAAACCTATCTTGTGCATGTATCCATAAAGGAGATGAGCATCATAAGTATTATATCCTGTAACTACTGCCTTATCTATTTTAATATTTAATTTTTTTATTTCATTTAAAATGTGTAATGGAAAAAAACTGTCATTTTTTATTTTAGATAATCTTTCTTCTTGATTGTAATAAACTAATTTAAAATCACAAAATAAAGCAACAGAAGAATTACGGTTTTTTTGCAAGCCTAGTATGTTCATATCTTTAATTCTGTTAAAGTTTTTGTCGAACCAAATTTACCTTTTGCAAAAACATTAAAAGCCAAACTTACTCTTTTGCCGTAGGTCTCTTCAACATTACCAACTTGATGCATTAAAGAAGAAGGAAATAAAATAAGTTTTCCTGTAGCCGCAGGTATCCACCAAGTATCTGAGTTATATTTATTAAATTCCTTAGGATATATTTTTATTTGTTCAAAAACATTTTTCTTAAACAATATATAATCTAATTTTGAATCTGCGTTTATATAATATACGCCAGATATAATAGAGTTAGGATGAAAGTGTGGATTGTGTGTTTGTTTTTCATTCGTGTAGTTTAGCCAAGATTGAGTAATATAAAATTTTAAATCACTTGAAGGTTTTAGTATTTCATCAACATACTCTTTAATAAAAGAATTTATTTCTTTCTTTAAATTTTTTAAAAATATTTCATCAAGTATGTAGGTATTTTTACTTTGTAAAATTTTAAACTGCCAATCTTCTTTTGTTTCATATGCATAAATTTTTTTCACAACAGCTTTAGATAAGGGTTTTAAATTCTTTACGCATACCGGAGTTGAAAACAAATCTACTACATTCATACTTTATATAAATGTATATACTATATTTATTTAAAAGAGTAAAGACTAACTAGCTACCCAAGAATTTGTGTCTGTATTCCAATAATAATCTACCATTGGATCTGCTAAAACATCTTGACTTTCCCACCTATATTCTGCTTCGTTCCAATTAGGAAATCTTAATATACTTACATTTTCTTCAAGAGTTAAAGTTGATTCAGCTGGTCTTGCTACTGGAGGTTGCCAATCATCATTAGAATCTAAACTCCAAGATGGAAAAGGTTGAGCGCTGATAAATTTATCCTTAACACTATCGTAAGTTTGACCTATTCCTGCGTTTTGTTTTCTAAAAGCGTTCGTAGCAGAACATTGTTTCCATGTACCACCAAAAAGATTAGCGCAATAAGTTTCTCCATCGACGTGCATGTCGTTGTCCCCTAAAGGTCCATCTGAAGTAGGAACATCGTTTCCTACTTTAACAATTTGAGTAACAATATTGTTCTCATCTAATTTTGCGAAAGTTGCCATTACGCTATTGTTAGTGTCCCCGACACTGTAAACGTTGCTACTTTTGCTCCACTAGGAGCAGTTGATGTTGTGTTTGTTCCAGGTGAAACAGTAAGTGTAGCTGCAGCAGGTGCTTGAACAATTACAACACCTGAGCCTCCTGCACCATTTGGTGGGCTACCGCAGAAGCCCATTCCGCCGCCTCCGCCGCCTTTACCGTTTGTTCCGTTAGATCCTGAACCAGATCTAGGAGAACCATTTCCACCGCCATCTTGTGCCGGTCCGCCTGCTTCATTTGGAATGTAGCCTCCGCCACCTCCACCGCCAGCGTATTCTACTGAAGATCCTGATACAGAGCTGTCTCTTCCAACTCCACCGGGTCCACCACCTGGAGTAGAAGTTCCGCCGCTACCACCAGCGCCGCCTCCGCCAGATTGGACCTGAAATCCTCCAGGATTTCCTTGTGGGGGACTAACTGGGGGAGTATTTCCTGCCCCCGAAAATACACCACCACTTCCACCATCTTTTTCTGGGTTACCATAGCCAGAGCCACCGCCACCCGTTGATGTAATAGTGCTAAAAACTGAATTTCCAGCTCTGTCTGAGCTGCAATTTCCTGGAACAGGGCCTGTGCCTGCTCCAACTGTGACTGTATAATCGCCAGCTTCAAGTATTAAATTAGAAGAGTCTTCAGAGGTTCTAAAACCTCCAGCACCTCCGCCGCCGCCGGCTCCTCCGCCTGCTCCCCCCGCAACGACTAAATATTGACACTCTCGTTCTATTTTTATACCACCTGAACCGAATCCAAGTATTTGATATCCAAAAGACATATTCTACTCCTTATGCGTCGTTAGCAGCGTCAGTAGTAAAGAATAATTTAATTCCTAATAGTTTTGCATCAGCTGTTAAAGAATCTGCTGATACATCTCTTGTTATTTGGAAGTAAACTTCCTCATCTGTACTTGGTGAGCCTGCTATTGTTATTGCTCCACTTTCTGCTGTAACGTCTAAATCATTTGCTGTACCACTGTGTGCTTTTGCTGTAGGTGCTACACCTGTTCCAAAAGCAACGTTAATAGTATCATTGTCCGCACAAGAAACCCCTGCTAACACCCAAGATACAGTTCCTGTATTTGTTGAATCTGCTGTAAAGAATGCTTGAAAAGTTACTGTGCCTTCATTCCATGATTTAGGAAATGCAACAGCAAACTGTGCGTTTTCATCTGAATCTTTGTCAAAATCTAAAGTTTTAATTTCAGGTCCATTTGATAATTCAACCTGAGCAAGGTCTGCACATCCGTTTGTAGTATTAGGATACATAGCAACTGCTGGAATCCATATAGATTCTTTTCCTGCAATTTTAACTGCTGATACAGTTCCACCACCATCTTCTGCTTTAATTACACCAGAACCTTTTGTTTTAAGATCTATACCAATATTAGTGTCGCCTCCAGATGCTGTAATGGATGGATTGTTTCCTGTTGCAGCATTTGCGTAAGTGACTTCATTAACAGCTGAACTTGTAGCTGTTAAAGTAATTAATTCATTTCCATTTGTGTCTTGAATATTTGTTCCAATTTTAGGAGAGGTTAAAGTTTTATTTGTTAAAGTTTGTGTTCCAGTTGTTGTAACATCTCCATCTCCAAAAGCTAAAGTTATGATATCCGGATTAGTTCCATCGTTAGCTGATGCAAAAATTAATTGATCTCCTTTGTCTGTAGCAGAAAAAGTAAACGAATCACCAGATCCAGAAACATATTTAAACTGTACTGTGTATGCACCAGAAGTAGAATTTCTTAAAAAATAAAAAGTTTGAACATCTAAAGGTATTGTTACAATTTGATTTCCTGTAATTGTACCAGTAAATTCAATCATTCTGTGAGATAAAACTGCACCAGTTGATCCGTCAGAAACAGATAAAGTTGTTGTTTGTGCACCACCCGCTATTGATTGCTGAGTAAATCCACCAGAAATTTGTTC